TGCATCGCGAGCACGTTGGGTTGGAGCCAATTGCTCGCGGCCGGGATGGGCGAAGCGTTCTGCCGCACCATCCCGTTCGGCCCCGGTCCTGCGTAGACATGCCACCCGGTAACGTTGGAGGGCGGCTTGCCCGGTTGAACCAGAAACGAACTGCCGGCGGTCGTAACCACTGCTGGGATCGCGGCTGCGCCCTCCTCTCCGGCCCAGTTGATCCAACCTGTGGTCACAAAATAGGTGCCGTCGGGCAAGTTCCCGGCCGCCACCGCCACATTCGGTGTCGCCGCTCTTGCAATCGGATCCGACGCCATGCCGATCCCGGCTTCCACCAGCTTCCCGTATGCCCACCTGGCACTCGCATGGTATTGGTCGCGACGGCCTGCATAGCGATCGTTCAACTGGCTGTTATAAGCGTCCGCATAGGTCATCTCTAGCGTCCGAAACGTGTGCCACATCTTGAGCGGTCGAGTCACCACTACTGAATGGATGGGGACCGGTCCGGTTCGCCAAAACGCCTCTTCGCTGTACCTGAGCCGGGCGAACAAAGAAGAGATCTCTACCGCCAGCTCTTCGTGCGCCAAAGCGAGCTTCTGTGTCAGATTGATGTTCTCCACCCGCGCCACGTCCAGGAGTTGCGCGTCCTGAGCGGTTAGATCGTCGATGCTTGAGGCCGGTCCGTCTATGAACAGTGCCATCGCGTGAACCTCTACTTTGAAGCCGTTGAACGCGCGCTCTTCAACTTGTCCAGGTCCGCGCTCGAGAGCACCGTCACCTTGACCTGCGCCGCTGCCGCGAGTTGATCCGCCAACTGCTTCGCGTCGGCCTGTGCAGCCTGAAACGCCTCTTTCTCCGCTTGCGAAGCGACCTGCGCCAGGCCGTCGACCAGCATCTTTGCGGCGGTTCGGCGCGGCACCTCGGTGAGTGTGCCTTCCTTACCTCCATCCGGAGTTTCGCGGCTGATCACTACGGGAAACTCGTCCACAATCTTCGCTTCGGCGTCTCGAATCTTCTGGTAATACAGTTTCAAATCCATCGTTTCGCTCTCCTTATTGATTTTTTCGTGCGGCTGCGGCCGGGATTCCGTGTTTCTCCTGGCCGCAGCCGCTCGTTCCAGCCTGGACTACGTGTTCACCTGCACGCCGCAGGCGTTGCGCAGAACACCGCATCCGTAAAGCACGTCGACCGTGAATTGCTGGGCCAGCGTGTTCGGCTGGTAGCTCATCACCACCCGCATCCCGAAGTTGCCCAGTTCGGCGTACTCGGCGATGGCGCCCGTTCCCGGCAGAGGCTGCGGTAACCGGCGGATCACCAGCCCGAGAGCGCTCTTGGTGAACGCGACATTGTGGGTCGTTACCGGACTGCTGCCGGTCTTCTGAACGAGCTGCGAACGGAACAGGAAGAAGTCTTTGATCTTCCCGACGGTTCCGTCGACCAACGCCCGCAGTCCGGCGTCTCCCGCGGTCTGGAACTCGCTGAATCGCGGAATCTGGCGCCAGGCCGAGTAAGCCGCCGCGTCCACCACCATGTACTTCTGTTCGCTGGCCGGAACCTTCGCCAGGAACAACGCCGTTTCCGCCGCGTCGATCGTGGCTTCCGTGATGGTCGTTCCCGGCGTGCCGACCGGCGTGTTGGCCGTGAAGCCCGCGTACAAGCCCAGGAGATCGCTCTCGATCTTCTCTGCGATCGCCACCACCGCCGGCTCCATGTAGACCTTCAGCAGGTCCGGAACCGCCAGCACTTTGGTAACATCCGGAATCTGAAACGTCGCTTCGGCGTGCGTGTTCAGCACGATCTGCGCGTTCCCCAGATTCGGATTCTGCGTCTGCACCGTGCCGCCTTCCGCGATGTTGTTCGCCACCATCGTCGGCGGGATCGGAACGTTGACCGTGTCGCCGGCATGCGCCAGCACCGGTTCGTAATCGCGATTCACGAGGTTCCCCATCACGAGGTTCGACACCAGCACCGGCAATGCGTCCGCCGCCACCAGCTTGACAATCGCGTTTGCGACATTACTTGAGGTAATAGCTGCCATTCATTCTCCTTAATTGGCCCAGGCACAAGCTCCTGCCTGTGTTGCTTGGCCTCTGTTTCTACAGCCCCCGCAGGGACTGCGACGCCACGCGCACGATTTCCTCTCGCACTCGTTGCATCTCGTCTTTACTCATGCCCGGGCGGATCTCTTCGATGCTCACCGTCTCTCTGCTTTCCAGAGGGGCCTTGAGGGTAGCCGTCATCCCGGTACCCCCAGCTATGCGCGCCGGCAGGAATTCTGGATTCTCGGTGACGAACGCGGTCAGGTATTCCTTCATCGGCACTTCACCGCCGTCTCCGCGGCCGATCAGACGTCCGTCCTCGGCCCTCTCGATTCCCTCTTTCACTGCTCTGTACGCAAGGTCGATCTTCGCTACTCCCAGCCTTTGCAGTTCCGCTCGGATTGAAGAGCTGCGCTCTGCTTCCTCGGCGACCTGACGGCTGCGTTTGTTCTCTGAAATCAACTCGTTCAACCTGCGTTCCAGTTGCTCCCTGCGCCGCCGCTCCTCCTCGAGCTCCGCTTTGTAAGCCGGTTCGCTCTTGGCCTGTTCGTGGCTCACGAACTCCTGGATCGCCTGCCGTACGATCGACTGAACGTCTATACCTTCCATGTGCCTCCTGTCTGTATCTCGTTTCTGTGGCGCACGCACTCATGCGTGCCGCGTCGACTCCGTTGCACGGAGCGAGACTCATCTCGACGCTGACTTCCTCATCCGTCGATCTCCGCTGCCACGCGGTTCTTGATCTCCTGGCTCGCGTCGCACAAATACTTGAACGCCAGCCTCTTGAAAACCTGCTTCTTGAGTGTTTCCGACGCGATCCCTAAATCCAATAACTTCTTGGCATCGTCCAATTCGATCCCGAAATCGCCGATGTCGAACTCATCCATCCCGGTGACATCGATCGCGACGCCGTCCTGCCTGACCTCCGCGACCGCCTTCAGAACCTGCTTCATCGTGTCCTTCACGGCGTCGCCATACCCCCGCAGTACCTCCTGCGTCACAATGAAGTCGCGCTGCTTGCTCAGCGCCGACATCCTCTGTCCGCCCCCGTTGGGGTTATCGGCCTGGTTCATCAGGTAGCAAACCCTGTAAATCTCATCCTTCAATCGGACCAGGTTGTCCGCCGCGATCTGGTAGACCTTGCCTTCCGGTTCGGTCCACCCGAACCGGTCCTGCGGCCCAAGTTGAATGTAGTAGGACTCCCCGACAATCTCATTCCACTCCCTGTCCGTGTACACAACCGGCGTCGCAAACAACCCCATCGTCAACGCCCACGCCAGGGCGTTCGACTTATTGAAGTGTTCCACCTGAAGCAGCGCCGCTTTGTTGAGCAACCACAATCCTTCCGAAACCTTCATCTCAAACAGCGGCACTCGCCTCAGTGACGCGAATGCGTGTTGTCCCTCATCCACCAGTTCTAACGGCTTGTTCTCACTTCGCTTGCGAAAAATCCGATAATTCTCGCGATCGTAGTAAATCCACCTTGTTTCCCTCTCCCACTTCGCGTCCTCAATACTCGACTGCTGCAGGCACGAAGTTCGCAGCACCACCCAATCGAGCCCGCCGGCCGGATCGTAGTTCCAATTGATCACCTCCTCCGCGCTGTAATCGACCAGGTATGCCCGCGATCTGCCCGATGCGTCTTCCTCGGCTCTCGTCAGGACCGGCTGCGAACCGCGAGGAAAATCGACCACGATGTAACTTCTGCCGCACACCATCGTCTGGATGAACCGCTGTCGAAAGAACTCGTTCAGGTTCGTACCCTTCAGGTCGCAATCCTCGGAAAACACGCTGTAAAAGCTCTTCGCGGCCGCATCCGTCCCGTCGAAGAGGAGCATCGGCTCCCGCCGCATCAACGTCGCGGCATACCAGTCCACGATGGATCCGATGTAGTTCTCGTAGAACACCCGGCTTAATCGCTCCTGGTAGATCTCGCCCGGCTCCTTGTGCCGGCGCAACAGATACTCTGATGCGTTTATTCGCAGCCGTTCGCCGCCTGCGTAGAGGTCGTGGTACTGCCGCCACATCGCCTTATGGGCGATATATTCCGGGTGCTCACGGTTAATGTTCTGCATCTTATTAGTGCCCTACAATTGGCTGATCGCGAAGCCCAGCGGTCTTGCCGTTACTGCATTCCTGCCAGATCAGATACCCAAGGGCATCCGACGTGTGGGTCCGCTGCCGGTCGCTTGTTTTATCGATGTCGCTGCTCTCGGACTTGAAACACACCTGCTCAAAGTCTTTGATCAATTCCTTGCACTTCGGATCCACCGCGAGATGGACATCTCCTGCGGCGGTCAACATCATCCGGTTAACCAGGTTCACCCGCTCCCGC